ATTGCTATTATTTCAATTTATTGCCCTAAATTCTTTATATTTATTTACTATTTTATCACTACTTGACAAATTATGCTATAATATCCTTAAAGGGGGTAGATATGAAAAAGTTAATTATTTTATTAATTATCATTATCTTTTTGCCTCTTGTTTCTGGTTGTACCTTACCAAACAAGCCTGAACAACTTTTACCTTTTTCCCACTTAAAAGATTTCAACATGCCTAAGGATTCCGAATTTATTAATACTATTGAAACTTTGAATACACCTGAAAAGATATGTAATTATATGGAAAATAATTTTATGCCACTTGAAAACCTTGAAAACGATTATACCCCTTATCAAATGTTTCAAATTAAACAAGGTGACTGTGCTGATTATTCCTGTTTTGCTGCTTTTACTGCTAATTATCATAATTTCGAAACCTATCTCGTTTACATTGTCTTAGACGTCCCTTGGCTTGAAACAACTCAAGCCCATTTATTTACCGTTTATAAAGTTGGCAATTATTATGCCTTTTCCGATTATTCTTACTATACTAATGGATTTAATACTATTTCTGATATAATCAATACTTATACATGGATTACCCATTATACAATTTATGACTCCAATATGAATATTGTTGAAACTTTTTAAGCATTTACCCAACTTGAACCATTCCAATATTTTAATTGCCCGCCTACCATACAGATACCGCCATATTGACCAGTAGGATTGCTGCCTAAATTAGGCAAAGTCATAACCCCACCACTAATTGAAACTTCAGTACCGCCACCATTCAATGCAAGTTTAGTTTCAGAATATATTCCTGTACCTGCTGAACCTAATAATATACCGAATCTTTTAAGACCACTTTTATAAAATGTAACAGACGGAGCACCATGTGCAGAATACCCATCATAAACATACATCCCGCTACTTGTAAAATAGATTGAATAACTTGTACTGGTAGTAAGTCTTAATTGACTTGAGCTTATTGTTCCGGAACTTACACTCCCTAAAGTTGCATTAATTGCTGCTAAACTGCTTACGTCCAACGTCCCCTTTATATTTAATGTTGAGCCATTCCATTTAATATAATTTGCAGAATCCCCTAAACTAAACTTGTATGCACCGTCATAACCTAACCAAAAGCCTGGAGTTGTATCGGTAAATGATTCTTTTCCCGCAGTCCTTATATAGCCAGTTGCCCCAAGCTGTAGATTAGCAATGTCAGCAAGGTTAGAGATGTTTAAAGCTCCAGCAGATATTGAGCCTGTTTCGATGTTCCCGCCGTCAATTACCGTGTAAGCCTGTACCCAGATTGAGCCGTTATAGGTATGCGGTTTATCTCCGTCAGAGGTATCAATCCACAAATCGCCCTCTACCATGCCTGTTGTCGGTGCTGTTGCCTGCCTGAATACCTTGCTGTAATACTGTCCACTGGAATACTTAATCTTGCCCTGTATCTCCCCATTATCCAAATCAAAGAAAGTATTGCCGTCAGTAGACTCTATTTTACCTGTCCTGATAAATTTGCCGTTTATAATGGTTTGACCGTAAGTAAGTGATATCCCCCTTACATCATCAACAACACTATGCAGTACACCGATTAGAAAATAATAATAGGTAGGGTCTTCATCAAATTTTATCTGGTTTTCATCAACTACAATCTGTCCTGTATAACCTGCTTCCTTTGTACATTTAGCATAAATATAATAAGCTGTTGCATCAACTAAACTTGTTTGAGTATTTTCGGATAATGTCCAAGTTCTTACTGCATCATCATCAATTGATAAATGGATTAAACTGCCCCCGCTTGCATGGAATTTAGACACATCAGATTGGTAATTAGCCTCTATCTCTACTCCCTTTAGGATAAACTGTGTTGACTTTGTCCCCACTGACAGCATAGATGTTTCAATTGATTCAGGCTTGATATTACCGGTATCAAAATATCCGTCAGTATCATAAATCATATTCCGCAATTCTTCCGATGTCCGCCAGTTGCGCCTTGCCCTGATTATGTCCCCACCTTCACCAACTTCAATTTTATGCTTTAAATCTTCTGTTTCAGAGTATAGCCTTTGGATTAACTGTACCTCTAAATTATCGGTTAATTTTAGGGTATATTTGTACTCGTTAGCCAATGACTGGGTAAGTTCTACTATTCTGGTTGTTGTATCAATCCCTAAATCCGTATCCTGTATGGTTATAAAATCCCCAACCTGTAAACTGATTAAATGGGTTTTAAAGTATCGCCAGTCAGGCTCTAATATATAGGTTACTCTGGGGTTACAATTATCAGCAAGGTAAGTTTGAGCTTTTGCCAGTAATTCAGCTTCCGCAGCATCAATATAAGTTTGTGGCATCTTAATATCAGTCAGAACATATTTATCACCGATAGCAGGTTTTAGTGTATCATTTGGCATGGTATAGCCTTGATCATCGGTAAAAGCTATGATTGTAAATTCTTTGGTAGAATGATTATAAGCAGATACCTCAAATTCATAACCGCCTAAATCGCCTGAATTGAAATGCACCTTAGCGGTTATTCCAGGAAGTAAATAATCATTAAGGTTAAAATCCATTGCATTATCAACAAATTTTATTGTACTTGCCTCAGATACATAAGTTATCTCACCTGTTCTATGCGGGAAAACATCATCAAATATTTCAGTGTGTTCTATAACTCCATATTTATCAACATTGTTTTCCAAGTAAGATTTGCCCTCATAGACAAATTTTAACCGCATGGAGTGGTCTCTGTAATCGCTTGACAGGTTTTTTCTTGCCCCGAAAGCATATAAACGGGTAACTATGTTTTTATCGCTAAGAGTAGTTCTCTGGATATTCCGCAAGCCCTGCTTATACAAGAATGTCAGTCCGCTTGCTTCCCCTGCCTTATCGGTAAAACAAATATCCTTATAATTATAATATAAAACCATCTCTGCAGGTTTATAGTTATGTTCAGCTTCTGCAGCGGGTTTATAGCCAATTACCGCCCCCGCTGCGGGTTTATAAGGTAAGCTTGCAGGTTCTTCAAAGTACAGGTCATAATCAAAATAAAATTCCCCTTCAAATTCTTCGCATAATTTCTGCAATACCTGCATACAATTGTTTTTGGAAAAAGTAAGCAGTTTATAGCTTGTATTGGTCTGGTCACAAGCTCCCCTTGCCCAGTTGGCATGTTCACGGTTCATATTGGTAATAATCAGGTCAATAAAGTCTTCAACGTTACCTACAAGGCTAAAATCAGAATTGCCGTCTAAATCCAGGAACTGAGTTTTAAGCAGTTCATAAGATTCTGATTCAAAAGTAACTTCATAATCATAAGAATTTGTTGCATTCTTTTTGACATTAGGCTTGTTGTTAATGTGGTAGACAACTCCGTTATAAACAGTAAAATCACCAATATTAATATCAAGATACAAATTGCTGCTGAAAGTAGATTTAATAATATCTTCCCCTAATACTTGCCTGATATGCCTTGTATTGTCATCTGTCTTAATCGTTAGCCAAAGTTCAGTTCCTCTATAAATATTCATTGTTGCCATTTGCTATAACCTTCTTTTATGATGGATTCGGCTCTCTGAGTGTCAGCAAAAACTGCCCTACAATTACCGGACTGTTCCAACCTGTAAGCATGGATAATTTGCCACCAGCCTTAAAATATACGCTGTAAGTTGTATCAAAATAGGGTAATTTCAAGGTATGTAGTCCGGAGCTTTTTAAAACTGTCTTGAATGAGTTTAAATTGGTTATAAAAGTAGCCTTTGCAGTTGCCTTTATGTAACAGGATAATACTATATCCCTTGCCTCAAAATGTATGTCATCTGCATCGGTAAAATGTTCTTCACCGTCTTCATCAAGCCAGTTGTAAGCAGTATCACCTTTACGTTTTAAAAAGTCTAAAATACCGTCAACTTTTCTTACATATACGCCGTATGTACTGGCTAAATCATTTCCGTCTAATAAATAGCCTGATTGTATAGCCATATTAACTGCCCCCTATCCCTCTTAAACTTGATTCACTCATGTTGTTTAATCTGTCTAATATATTCAGCAGATATTTGTTGTATCTTGTATTTTCCGCTATCTCAGAATTGATAATAATAATTGATTCCATGTTGTTTAAAATCCCAACTGTATTAATCCTGATAGCCTGAAACTGTCCAGCCAATAATCCCGCAGTTTCTTCGGTTATCCCCGATATTGCCCCTGCTAAACCTGTTACACTTTCCGCTTCGTCTAAATTTTCAGAAACATCGGTTAATTGTAAACCAATCTGGGATGCAATTTGCTGTATAGCCTGCCATTCAGTTTCCGCCAGATTTATAATATTCTGATAAACCCATGATAAATAATTAATATCCTGTGCAGATAATCCATCTTCAGATAGCATTGCAAACCGTCTGTACCATTCCTGAATATTTCTGGTAATAATTGCCCTTTTAAAGGCATCTATCAAGGCATTTTTCATCATATCATCAAAAGTGTCTGCAAAAACCTGTGCAGAATCAAGCCCCTGCCTGAAACCTTCCGCTATGGCATTGGCTATTGTTTCCGGAGTTGTACCAGTTAGAATCTGTTGATATTGTTGATTAAGGTCATAGATTGCTGCATTGGCATTTTCTATTGCCGATTGCCACTGCTCAATTTTTTCCTGATCCGTTTCGTCCCATGTCCACCAGAGAAACTGTCCGTAAGCTTCTTTTTCCGCCTGTATCATGTCTTCATAAGTTGCAATCTGCTCTTTTAATAAGCTGATAGTCTTTTTAATCTCGTTTATTCTGGCTTCCCCTGTTGACTGGCTTAATATGGTCTGTTGCCGTTGCAGTTCTAAGGTTATCTCCTGCAGTTCTTTTTTCAGTTCGGGTACTTCTGATTTATGCTGTACAAACAGATTGAATATACTGCCTACAATAGATAATATACCGCTGAAAATACCGAAAATATTACCTGAGGAAATACCCGCTACCAATGTACCGATACCGCTAACCATATTGGCAAGGTTATTAATCATTCCCTCTAATTCTGAGTCAAAGTTACCTACAAAATCAGCAAGTTGATGTAGTAGTGCAGCAGTTTCGTCTATATTGTCTTTCAGGTTTTGCCACATCTGCTCCTGTGATTTTTCAATTTCTTTGTCAATCATTTGCAGAACATCGGCAAAATCTGCATATTTGGTTTTCATTTCCTCTAAATGACTGATAAAAGCCCTTAATTCTTTATTGTTCAACTGCTCATGTTTACTGCCCCTTAACTCCTGTATTTCTTCTCTTGCTTCGTTATACTTTATCTCAGCAATTAACCGCTTTTCAATATTTCTTAATCTTTCTTTTTCTGTTTCATTTTCGGCAATCAATAACAGTTCATTGGTTTTTTTATGAATAGCAAGAATCTTTTCTTCTGTAGTCTGGTAAGCTTCAAAATATGATTCCAGTAATGCTCTTTTTTCTTTGTAAGCTTCTTCTTCAGCTTTTATAATTTCGTCTAATCTTGCCCTGATAAATTCAAAGTATTCTCTGTTAGCCTCTGTTTCTTTCCCTAATGCCTCTCTGGCAAGTTCAAGCCTTAGTTTATAGTTTTCAACAGTTTCATTATCAGGTTTTGCCATTTCCACCTTAAACATTTCAAGTTTTTCTTCGGCAATCTGCTTATCGTATCTTTGGTTAATTTCCAGCTCATTCTGCTTATGTTGTTCTACTGCCTGTAAATATTCTTCAGAGCCTTCAGAGTAGTTTTTAATTAGAGTATCAAATTTATCTTTTTCAGCCTGTAATTCTTTTTCTCTTTCTTCAGCAATATATGCAAAATGTTCTTCTTCAATCTTCCGTCTTTTTTCTTCAATAATTTTATTGTAATCATAAATATCTTCTTCTATTGCCTTGCTTAATTCCGCATATCCTGAATACTTAGACCGCATATCCTCTAAATACTGCCTGTAATTTTCGCCGTCTTTTACAAGCTGTGAGTTGTGTTCTTTTACATAGTCATAACCAAACTGTTTAACATCGGCTAAATACTGCTTATACCTTGCAGCCATTTCTTTTAAGTTGGCTTCTACCTCTTTTACCATGTCATCGCTTGCAACAACTTCAGCACCTGTACCACCGCCACCTGTTGGAGTTTCTGTATCAGTATCAGTATCAACTTTAGGAGTTATTTTTTGTTCCCCTGCTTCTTTCAGATTGTCTAAAGCTTCACTTAGGGCATCTGTTTTTTGTTTTGCCTTATCTAAATCAAGATGTAACTGTCTTTCCTGTAATGACCTGCCTTCTGTAGCTATGGATAATTCATTTTGTAATTTTAAATATTCGGTATCACTTTCCAGAATCTTTTCCATTTCTTCATTAGTAGTTTTAGCCATTTCCAGTATACTCATGTTGTTTTTGATATCCTGTTTGCGGTATTTCATCTGCAGTTCAAGCCGTTCTATTTCTTTTTGTGAACGATCTTCCTGTAGCTGATATTCTTTTAAGGCTATTTCAGCTCTGATTTTGTCTATTTTTGCCTGCTCAAGTTCAAGCTCCATAATCCTTACACTTAGATTATAGGATTCCTGTTTTGCAATATTTAAGATATCTATACCACCAGCAGCACCTTCAGCAGCACTTTTGAGATGCGGAAAATAAGTAGCTAAAGCTTCTTCAGCAGCCCTTAATTCAACAGATTCATCTTTGGTTAATTCGGTCTTCTTCCGTAATCCCTCGATGGTAAGTATCAGGTCATCGATTCTACTTTTTCTGCTTTCTAAAGTATCAGTAAGTTCTACATAGCTACGCTGCAAGTCGGTAAAACTGTCTTTTGCCCCTGTCATGACGTCATTAATGCCCCTTGCAATGTTGTTCATAAACGAGAGCATGCTGTCTCCGATTGGCTTTAATTTTGCCATAACGTTATTATGCAGTATTGCTAACTGGTTTTCTGTAGAGTCCATCATTGTTTTAAAAGCTTCGGTTGTTACCCCTGCTGAATTTTGCATTGCCTCTAAGGCCTGATTAAAAGCTTCACCTTCTTCGGTTGCTACAGATAATAAACCTGCAAGACCTCTTACATTCGGAAACAGTTCGCTTAATACTTCAATATTGCCATTAGTAGCTTTCATGACATCGTTTAAAAATGCTTTAAATCCTTTTGTTTTGATAGCTGCAACATCAAATTGAATGCCTAAATCCTCAATAACTTTTTCAGCTTCTGTAGTTGGCTTGATTATAGCAGTCAGCATACCTCTAAGGCCTGTCATCATTTCTGGAGTTTTTAAAGTCTTAACACCTTGAGCAATAATAGCCATTAAATCATCGAAAGCAAGACCAGCTTGAGCGGCAAGTCCTGTTACAGTGGTAATCTCCGGCCCAAGTTCACGCATTGATGTTTTTCCAAGCCTTACTGTAGTAAATAGCTTATCTGAAATATTCTCCGCATTTCCAGCAGCTTCACCGTAAGCATTCATGATAGAGGTTATAGCATCAGCAGCGGTAAAAGTGTCTGTAACTCCGGCAACCGCAAGTTCAGCAGATTGCCTTAGGATATCCATTGATTCAGCTCCGTCATAACCTGCGGATACTATCTGGTATAAACCTTTGGCAAGGTTTTTGGCATTCTCCGGAACTGTTTTAGTCATCTCGATAACTTCTTTAGATACACCAGCATAATTCTTTTGTACAGTTTCAGAGATAGTCTGTACTTCTTTCATTGCTGATTCAAAATCTTTAGAAAAATTATAGGCTTCCCTGCTCATTTTGGTAAAAGCAATAGTTGCACTTATACCCAGTCCTGCAAATATGTCCATACCTGTTACACTTTTGGATAAAGTGCGTAATATTCCTTTAGCTTCTGTAGAGCCTTTTTTTAGTCCCTGATTGTCAATTCCAGTCTTCCAATATAAGCTGTGTCCCGTGTCTAAGGCCATTTAAATCACCCTGCCTTGTCTAATTAAGTCTAAACCTTTAATAACCGTTCCCTTGCCTCTTTGGTAGCGTTGTATATATCCCACCGCAAGGGCAACCGCCCCTTATTGAGTGTTATGCCTTTATTCATACAATCCCCTGCTTTTTCATAATCACCTTTTTCAAAGTAGTAGATAGCCAGCCAGTTAAGTATCTCCGGCAATACTGCTTTTGAATTACTAATTAATAGGCTGTCATATAAAGAGCCTTCGGTTTTGCAGATATCTATTGCAATCTCAAAATAGTCTTTTGCCTTGTCATTGTCTTTACCTGTCCAGTAATTTCCAAGCATTAAATAAATCTGCGATATCCGATTAGAGTAGTGGGATGCTTCTCTTTCTATTCTTTCGGCATTTTTAACATCATCTCTGGCCAAATATGCCCCTACAAGGTCAACAAATACCTCTAAAAAGGCATTCCAACCTTCGTTGAATTCTTCTTTTCTCATCTGCTTTACCCATATTTCACCGTATTTTATAGTGCTGTCAAAGTCTTTTTTGACATAATAGGTTTTTACTAAATGAGTAAGGTTATGCAGATTATCCGGATTCTTTTTATATTCTTCTTCCAGCATCGGTAAACTGCGTGCCATTTTATTGGCAAATAACTTTTCTCCTTTGTCGCCCTGGAAGATATAACCGTAATGGTTTAACACTACATCATTTGCAAACAGGTACGGAGCTTTGCATACCGGCTTGTTATGTACTGCCTGCTCAAAGTGGAAATCAGGGTCATTGTTGAATATTCTCGGCTGCATCATTTCCGAATACTGCTTTAAATCCTTTGTGTAAAAGTTGCATAGCTTTACAAAAATAGTTGGCTGTGTATACTGTGGATTTAGTATTACATTTTCCAGAAAATAGATAGACCGCTGTGTCAATTCCTCATCTGCATCAACATACATAATTCTTTCACCTGTTGCTTTTGATATGCTGTAGTTGCGTGCCTTGCTGAAATCCCAGGGTATAAACTCTTTTTCAAAAACTTTATCGGTAAACTTTCTGGCAACATTAACCGTTCTGTCCGTCGATCCTGTGTCTACAACTATCAACTCGGTCAACGGCTCTAATGTTTTGTCATCTTTCATATTGATAATAGGCAACAATGAATCAAGGCATCTCTGCAAATTCCCTTCTTCATTCTTGGCTATTATGCAAATTGATAATTTAGGTTTATTCATATCATCCTTCCTTTTTAAATTAATCCTTCTAATTCACTTATATCTTTAATTTCCAATTCTTTCGCCCTCTTTTTCTTATCCTCTTTAGCATCATATTTCGGTACAGAGCTTAAAAGCATTACAATATTGGTATAGCTGTAATCCCAGAGAATGTTTTCCATAGTCATACCTGGAAAATAGTGCATTAAACCGCCTATTATTCTCCAGGGGTTGTTTCTCGTTTCTTCATCTTCATCAGATTCATCCCCTTTAGTGAGACCAAAGAAGCTAAAAAAGGGGAAACGTTCATTTGCTGTACTATCAGGGTAACCAGCTTTAGCCCTTCCTTTGCATTTAAATTGTTGTCTAAAAAGTTAATTAACTGCCTTGACGGCTCTTTTTTGCTGTTGGTAATGCCATAAGCAATTATCTTAATTACCTTGTCTTTGTTTTCAATAATCTGGTTAACTCCGGCTTCAAGAAAATTAAATTGCTTATCATTTTCCTTATCAGGATTATTCAACGGTTCATCAAGCTCATCAGTGTTTATATCAAACAATATTTCACTGATTTTAAGCACTGTTCCCATATTTAACGGATAGATAACAAATTGCCTCTCTGTCGGCAGTATATGCAGTTTATGCAGTATATTCTGTTTCTGTACCTTAATGGTAAAGTCAACACCTTTTTCCAGAACTGAATCTATTGTATTTCTTATTGTACTTGTGGTATCTGTGGTTTCGGTTTCTGCTTTTTTCCCCTGCATATCTTTGTTAACTTCCTTATCCTTTTTATCCTCAACATATTTTTTGCTTTTTTTACTCTTATTGTCTTTTGCCATAACAACTCCTCTCTAAAATATTGCCCGCCCTGGTGCAGTTATCCCAGTAGCGGGCAAATTAAATTTATGTTTAATATGTTTCATGGTAAACCACTGTCATATACGTTTTAAGCACCCAATATGCTAACTTTTATTGGCACTCCAGTATCAGGCAGTAATACATCTGCGGTAAAAGTTATTTGCCCTGATTCGGTTTTGGTAAATCTCAAGTCCGCACCGGCATACAAAGAAGCCCTCTTTATCTCGATTTTCAGTTGTTTTCCGTTAATGGTTTTAGATATTAGTTCAAAGGCTTTTTCATTGACTACTGTTGCACCTGTGGGAGATTCCCAAACACCGTTAGTTGTTGCTGTGGTTACTGTACCGCCAAAGGCATGCTCAAAAATACTCGTGTCCATATCTCTTGTAGCAAATTCAATAGTCTTTTTCCCTGCAGCAAGCACCTGTATATCTGCAACCTCTTTATCGTCACAATATAAGTCAGTAACAGAAGGTGCATTTATGACAAGATGTGCACTGTCAGGAACTATATACTGTATTGTTTCAAGAGAACTTAAAGTCGGTCCAACTCTTATTGATTCAATCCCGATTAATCTGGTATCACTCATTTTACTCACCTCATTTACTTATTACTTATTACTTATCATTTTTCTATATAACAATTTATCCTTAAATTTACATAACTCATACTTATCTGGTCTGTATCCTGCATAACAGTCTGATTAGTAATGTCAAAGACATAATAATTGCTTGTGGCACTGTAATCTTCAATGACTTTTATCACGGCATCTGTAATTGTTTTTAGTTTGGTTATATTAGGCAATCCGTTATCAAAGTTTTTACAGAAGCAGTTAACCATAAATGTTGCTTCCTGTATAACCTCATCACCGTTAAAATTAGACAAAGGAATAACAATAATATCCTGCAGTTCAGAGTTTAACGGCTTTTTATCCCTGTAAACCCTGCCGTCAATCGTACTTGTAACAGATGTTACGTTTATAATCGGGTACAAGATATCTGATATGTCAAAAGTTGTCTTCATAAGCCATATTCCTTTACCTTCTGTTTTAGTAACCTTATTGCCGCCGGTATACTGCCTGTAATAACGTCATAACCTTTAGACTCTACTGCTGCTGCATAACCCATGCCTGCAATTCCGATTAGTACAAAACCCTGCTTATTCTCCTGCAGTATTTCCCTTGCAATCCTTTTTGCCTGAGCTTTACCCTCTGCCTTGCCTTCTACATTTTCAACTGCAACATGTCCGTCTTTTGCAATAATGTAACCGATTGAGCTTCTCAAATTGCCGGTCTGGTCTTGATAAGTTCTGGTATTTCTGGCATCGTTTACAAACTG